CAATTTACACATCTGTTCTATTCATTTCACTCATTACAAGGTGCAAAACATGTGACATCTCCACAAATTGATATTCTTATACCTCTTGTAAAAAAATTGAGATTCATCGCTCTTCATAGAATCAAAGCCAATCTTGAACCAATAAAAAAAGAAAGATATAAAAGCAGGTATCATTATGATGTAGCAATGGATGGTGAACCATGCCCATTCATGACGACAGGGATATATTATGTCAATACTAACGATGGATATACAGAATTTGAGACAGGTGATAAGGTCAAAAGTATTGCAAATAGATTTGTGAAATTTCCTAGTGATATATTGCATAGAGGTGTTAGTCAACTTGACACCAAGGTGAGGTGTGTGCTAAACTGTAACTACTTTGAATTTCCAGAATGATGTCATCCGATAACATGCGTATCTTTCTTGATACTGCAGACACAGATATAATTAGAAAGCACTTTGCCACAGGATTGATTGATGGTGTCACAACAAACCCTACTCTTATTAGAAAGAGTGGTAGAAATCCAGAGGATGTATATCAAGAGATTCAAGACATTGGATTGAGAGATATCAGTATGGAAGTTATGGGTGATGTCAACACAATGATAGAAGATGGAATCAAACTTGCTACAAGATTTCCTAATTCAGCAACTATCAAAGTTCCATGCACTCGTGATGGTCTTACAGCATGCAGAGCACTATCAAGAGATATAATTAGAGTGAATGTTACTCTCATCTTTGATGTAGCACAGGCAATACTATCAGCAAAAGCAGGTGCAGCGTACGTGTCACCATTTGTAGGTAGACTTGACGACAATTCTATTGCAGGTCTGAATCTTATTAGAGATATTAATGAAGTGTATAGAGTTCAAGCAATACATAGGACTAGAATACTATCAGCGTCAATTAGATACGTCAATAGTGTGTCTCAATCATTTGCAAATGGTGCGGACGTAGTTACAATGCCACCTGCTGTATTTGAAAAGATGTATAATCATGTGCTTACAGATAAAGGACTAGATATATTTGATAATGATGCTAAATTTATAGTGAAATGATTGAAAAAGAAAGAAGACCTTGGGGATGGTTCAAGGTCTTACATAGAGGTGATGATTATTGTGTCAAGGAACTATACGTAGAACCTGATAAAAGAATATCATTACAATTTCATAGACATAGAACAGAGGACTGGGTAATTGTCAAGGGTAGTGGAATCATCACACAAGGTAATCTTGAGACAGAATGTAAGGTCGGAGACACATTCTACATACCTATAGAGCAAAGACATCGTATTATGGGTGGAGAAAAAGGTATCACTATCATCGAGGTGCAAAGAGGTAAGTGTATGGAAGATGATATTGTGAGATTAGAAGATGATTATAATAGAGTAGAACAACATGCATGGGGGCACTACTAATGTACACACCAGAAGACCCTGCACATTATCAACGTGGTAAGATTCAAGTTTGGGATTTTATCGCAGATCAAAATTTAGATTTTTTTAGTGGTAATATTATAAAGTATGTTTGTCGTGCAGGTCACAAGGGTGACAAACTTGAAGATCTAAAAAAAGTAAAAGCATACATTGATAAGTATATCGAATTATGTACCTAGTCACAGGTGGTGCAGGTTTCATTGGCAGCAACTTCCTTCACTACATTTCAAATGATACTGACCTGATAGAACCAGTCGTAGTTATCGACAACTTATCATATGCTGCAGATCAAAAATTCATACCAGATACCGATCAATTTATATTTGAATGGTGTGACATATCTAATGAGAGAAATGTAAATTATATCTTTGAGAAATATAAACCAAGAAAAGTTTTTCACTTTGCTGCTGAGAGTCATGTTGATAGGTCTATCAAAAACTATAGACCATTTTTAGAATCAAATGTAATCGGCACTATAAATTTATTGAATGCCAGTCTCAAAGCTGAGATAGAGAAGTTCCATCACATCTCAACTGATGAGGTGTATGGATCTTTAGAGTACTACGATAAAATATTATTCAAGGAGACAACACCCTATGACCCAAGAAATCCCTACTCGGCAAGCAAAGCAGCGTCTGACTATTTTGTCAAGTCGTGGCATAACACTTATGGTTTACCTTATCTTATTACTAACTGCAGTAACAACTATGGTCCTCATCAACATGTAGAGAAACTTATTCCACTTGTGGTATCGAATGCTCTCGATAATAAGATAACTTACATGCATGGTGGTGGTAATCAAATAAGAGATTGGTTGTATGTTTATGATCATTGTGCAGCTATCTGGGAACTAGAGGTGCAAGGCATTATTAATGATCACTTCAACATAGGTGGGTCATGTGAGAAAAGAAATATAGATGTCACAAAAACGATATTAGATATGATGAATAAACCATATGACCTGATTGGTATCAACGAAGGAAGACCAGGTATTGACAAACGATATGGAATGGATCATAGTAAGATAACAAATAGAACAGGGTGGAGACCCTTTACTAATTTTGATATTGGTCTTCGTGCAACTGTCACACATTACATTGATTTACTAACATGATTTCACTATATGGTTGTGGTTTCGTAGGCAGAAACTTCAAAGAGATGTACAATGAGGAGGTAGAAGTACAAGAGAGAGATGAGAGAGTTCCTCTCAATAATGATATCTTGTACATGATTTCAACCACACATAATTATCATGTCCACGACGAAATTACAAAAGATGTCGATACTAATTTACGAGTCTTATGCGAAACACTTGACTTCTGTAGATCAGAAGACATCACATTCAACTTCGTATCAAGTTGGTTCGTCTATGGAAAGGGAGCACACTCCCCTGCATCCGAAGTACAGGTATGCAACCCAACAGGATTTTATTCTATTACCAAAAAGTGTGCGGAAGATCTTATCATTTCTTTCGCTCAAACAACTGGAATGAAGTATAGAATTCTCAGACTATGTAATGTATTAGGTGAGGGTGATACCAATGCGAGCAGAAAAAAGAATGCTATTCAGTGGATGGTCAATGAACTCAAAGCAGATAGAGACATCAAAGTATATGATAATGGATCACATCAACGTGATGTAATGCATGTAGATGATGTTTGTAGAGCAATCAAAATTGTTATGGAAAAGGGTGAATTGAATGAAATCTACAATATAGGGTCAGGGAAACCTACAAAAGTTAGTGAGATTGTAGAACTCGCTAAAATATTTACTCGATCTCGTGGTAAAATTATAAACATTGATCCACCTGAGTTTCACAATAACGTGCAAACACAACACTTCTGGTTGGACACAACTAAGTTGCAGAACCTAGGGTTTGCACAACACATCACTAATGAATTTATTGTCAAAGATTTATGTATAACTTAAAAGAACAAGTTGATAACTTTGTCTTTCAGTTGCAAAACTCTGGTAACTATGACATCATGCCATACTTACCAAATCAAAATTGGAAAGAAGGAGATCCAATATATTACTCAGGTCCTTACTGGGACAATCAGGAGGTGACAGCTGCAATCACATCACTACTAGGTGGTAAGTGGTTACCTGCTGGTGAGCAGGTCAATAAGTTTGAACGTGAATTCTCAAAACAATTTGATTTCAAACACTCAGTCATGGTGAATAGTGGATCGTCTGCCAATTTAGTGATGATAGCAGCATTGAAAAAATATTTTGACTGGCATGATGGTGATGAGATTGTTGTGTGTGCTTGTGGATTTCCCACTACAATCAACCCCATAATACAAAATGGATTGAAACCTATCTTCCTTGATATTGACATGGAAGATCTAAATTGGAATTTAGATCAGATTGAAAAAGCGATTACACCAAGAACAGTAGCTGTATTCTCTTCACCTGTCCTTGGTAATCCCTATGACTTTGACAAGTTCTTGAAGATTATCGATAGAAATGGACTGAAGTATATTGCGGACAACTGTGATTCCCTTGGTAGCAAGTGGAGAGGTGAATTGCTTACTAAACATGCCATCGCAGCGTCTTGTTCTTTCTATCCAGCTCATCATATCTGTACGATTGAAGGTGGAATGGTC